AATGATCCAACATTATATTTGTCAAGAGGACACACATATATTTTTGTAAACAATTCAGGCGGAAGTCATCCATTTGAAATAAGAACAGGTTTCAATGGATCAGCATATTCGTCTGGTGTTTCAAACAATGGTGCAAACAGCGGTGCAATAACATTTACTGTACCGATGAACGCTCCATCAACTTTGTATTATCAATGTACTAGTCACCAAAACATGGGTAATACAATTAATATTGTAGCATAAGGAGTTAAAGGTTTAGATGTCTGAAACTTTTGGAATAGGAATAGAAGATTTACAACAGTCACTTGGTAATGCTCGTTACTTTTACGGCTTAAGAAGAACTGACCAAGGCACTTTGTATCTTGTTAAAGCCGATTTGTTAGAGTTAGAAGACGGGGTGATTGTTAATAAACCAGGTGCTCCAAGTCAAAATTACAATGATTTCAGTAGAGGACAGGACTTTTTTGATGGTAAAGACACAGAACATAAAAAAGTTTTTGAAAATCTAGTGTATGAACAATTTAGGTGGGATGGCAGAAATGTATTCTACTATATTAACGAACAGGGCGAATTAGTTCTAAAAGTGAACGAATCGCACACTTACGAGGAATAATAAATACAGGTAACAGAAGTCTATGGCAGAATTTAAACTAGATAGGATACGTTTTAGATACAGAGGTGATTGGAGTTCAGCAACCAATTACGTAAAAGACGATGTGATTCGTTACGGAGCAAAAGTATATGTCTGTATCGAAGTACACCAAGCAGATGCTAATTTCTACAATGATTTAAACAATTCTACACCAAGATGGGTGCAGATGATGGATGGTCAGTCTTGGACTGGCGAATGGCAAGCGGCAACTTTCTACAGAATTGGTGATCTTGTTAAATTAGGTGGTGTAATTTACAAATGTATAGAAGGACATACATCTAATACAAGTGCAAATGACGGAATTTTAGGTGATGAATTAAAATGGGTTTACTTTGCAAGAGGTGAAAACTGGACAAGTGTATGGACACCAGAGACACTTTACAATGTTGACGACACAGTTATATATGGTGGTACAGTTTACAAATGTTTAACATCACACCAATCACAAAATGCTGATGCTGGTTTAGAATTTGATGCAGAAAAATGGCAATTCTATTCGCAATCAGACAATTTTAGAGGTGAGTGGCAACCAAACACACACTATTACATTGATGACATAGCAAGATATGGTGGTATTTTATACAGAGCAATTGGTTCACACATCAGTACACCTAACATTGTGTACACAAACCCAACAAACACTTACAATCAAGACAATGTAAACAATCCAACAGGCGGAACTAATGCAACATTTGAAGTTTACAGAGATGGTGGAAACTATTATGGTAAAATTTTAACTGCTGGATCTGGATATATTCAAGCAGAAACATTTACAGTATTAGGATCTAACTTAAATGGTGCAGACTCAACAAACGATTGTACAATTACAATTACAACAGTTGATGGAACAGGAGCAATTACAGCCATAAGTGTGGCAGGAACGGCAGATGCAACTGTAACATTTGGATTAGAAACTGACGCGGCAAGATGGGAAACTGCTTTAGAAGGTGTTGAATATAAAACTAATTTTGCACAATACACACACTACAAAGTAAATGAAATTGTAAAATGGTCACCGGGTTTATGGAAAGTAACAACTTCACACTTTGCATTTAATCAAAATTTAGATGAAACCAAATTTTCATTGTTTGTTCCAGGTTTAGAATTTGAAACACAATGGGTAGACACACAATATTATCAAAAAGGTGACATTGTACTTTACGGTGGTTACTCTTACGTTGCATTACAATCTAACGTTGCTAGTAAACCAGCAGTAACAGATAGTACAGGCAACTGGGAACTTATTTTCCCTGGCTACAATTACAGAGGCGAATGGGTAGGCACAGTTGAAAACAATGGAGTCAATGAACCAGTTCCATATAAAACTGGAGATGTTGTACTTGCAGGTGGTAACTTATACATTGCTGTAAGAGACAACGAAGACACAGGTCCTGATACAGAATCAGTTTACGATCCAGGATCAGACGATCCTTTTCCATGGCAGTTACTTGTAACTGGTAAACGTTGGAGAGGTCCTTGGATTGAAACAACTTCAGCGGGTGCAAATGAATATTTCCCTGGTGATGTTGTAACAGTAGCAGGAACACTTTGGGCTTGTATCGACAAGCACATGGCTAATTCATCAGATGCTAAACCACCATTAGATTTAGAATCAGAAAATGTTGGTCCTTATTGGGTGCTATTGGCACAAGGTGCTCCAGGCAACGTTCTAGAATATCCAGGAGATTTAAAAACACAAAACGATGATTCTACAAGATTAAGAATTGGAATAGGAACTCCAGGACAAATTTCAAAAGTATCTGCAAATGGATTCCCAGGTTGGGGTGATTTTGAATTAACAACAAATGTATACTATGTGGCTCCAGAAGGTGCAGACACACCAGACAATGGATTATTACCAAGTGCTCCATTTGCCTCAATAAAATATGCTTGTGAATATATTCAAGAATCTCCAGGTACAAGAACACCAGCAACTGTGTTTATAAAAACAGGTTTCTATGAAGAACAACTTCCAATCAAAGTACCAAGAGACACAGCACTTGTTGGAGATGAATTAAGAAGTACAAATGTAAGACCAGCACCAGGGTTTGAATCACAAAATATGTTCTACGTAAACAACGGTTCTGGAATCAGAAACATGACTTTACAAGGTTTATCAGGAACATTAGGTGATGTTAATGAGTATGGTACTAGAAGACCAACAGGAGGTGCGTTTGTATCTCTTGATCCAGGCACAGGTCCAACTGATGCTACAACTTGGATAACAAGTAAATCTTGTTATGTACAAAACGTATCAACATTTGGTTCTGGTGCAATTGGTTTAAAAGTAGATGGTGATTTACACAACGGTGGTAATAAATCAGTTGTTGCAAACGACTTTACACAAATTATAGACAACGGAATAGGATTCTGGGTAAATGGTGATGGTAAATCAGAACTTGTATCTGTGTTTACATATTACAATCACATTGGTTATCTAGCAACTAACGGTGGTAAAGTTAGAGCAACTAACGGTAACAATTCATATGGAGACTTTGGTTCAGTTGCAGAAGGAGTTGCCGCAACAGAAACTCCAATTACTTGTAAAATTGACAACTACACAGGTGAAGCAATAGTAAATGATGTTTACAACGATGAAAATGAAATTTATGCTTTTGCTTATACACATGGTGGTGAAAATTATACAACAGCAAATATTACAATTGAAGGTTCAGGTGAAGGTGCCGCGGCAAGTATAAAATATGAAAATACTAGAGACGGTGCAATTAAAGAAATAAGAATAAAAGGACCAGATGATTCATCACCGGCAGGTGGTGCTCAGTACACTCAGATTGATGGTACAGCAAGAAGTGGTACTTCAACACAAATCGAACTTGCGGCACAATTAGGTAGACCAGCATCTGAATTAATTGGACAAAGAATTTATTTAAGAGAAGGTCGTGGAAGAGGACAATATGCATATATTGATACTTTCAACGAAGTTACAAAAGTTGCAACAGTAAAAAGAGAATGGGATGACTTACCTGGATGGCAACACTTATTAGGTGGTTTCCCAATTGAAGAATTATTAGATGCATCAACAAAATATGTAATAGAACCAAGAATTACATTTAGTAATCCACCATACGCAAAAACATTATCGAGCGTAGGCAATAGCGGTTCTTTCCTTGTAGGAGAATATGGTAGAGTTGGTTCAACAAATGTTACTGTTGTTATTGGAAATGGTACAGCAAGAAGAACATCTAATGGAACAAGTTGGACAACACACGGTGCACCTGCAGGAAATTATGTAGACACAGCAAGAAGTGATAACTGGTTCTTTGCAGTATCAAGTGATGGTAAAGTAATACGTTCACAAGATGGTGCAACATGGAATGATATTTCTAACTCAGTTGGTACTGATGTATTCAGAGGTGTAGCGGCATATGGAACAAATGTTATAGTTGCTTCTGAAACAGGAGTAGTATATTACTCATCAGATGATGGTGCTAACTGGAATAATTCACAAGTTGAACCATATGACGGATCAACTCCAGTGTTTACTCAAGCGGCAGGTGGAAATGGAATGTTTTTATTAACTAACCAAGAAGGTGCAACTTGGGAAAGTTCAGATGACGGAGTCACTTGGAGACAAAGTACAAACATAGGTGGTAACAGATACAGAGTTACAGATTTAATTTATGGTGGAGGAAAATTTGTTGCATCAGTTCAAGATTCTCCATTAGATGATTCTACATCACCTAACAAGTTTTATGTTACAACGGCAACAAAAGCATCTATCCAAGATAGTGCATTAACAAGATGGCAAGAGAGTGCAACTCCTCCTCACGCAGGACCATACTATGTTTCATATAGCCAAGGTGTATATGTTGCAATTACTTCAACAGGTGAAATGGCATACAGTCAAGACGCAATGGTTTGGTTAGAATTAGATACTCCTTTAGGAGGAACATTCCAAGGAATTTGTGCAGGTAGAAGCAGTGGTGCTTTCTTTGTACCAATTGAATTTGGAAGTCAATCTAATTTAAATGTTATATCTTATGGTGCAAGACCTTTAGTAAGAATTATTACAAATGCAGGTAAACTTTCAAGATTACAAATATTTGAACCAGGAAGTGGTTACGTATCTGCTCCAACTGTGACTGTAACAGACAATAAAAATACTATAGATGCAGTACTAGAACCAAGAATGGCTTCTGGTGTATTAACACAGCCTACATTTACAAATAGAGGTACAGGATTCCTAAACGTTTCTGCTACAATAGATGGAGATGGATTCAAAGATGAATATCAAACTGGAAAAGTAATTCAAATTAAAGAATTATCTAGAGAACCTGGACCAGGTGACTTATTATTCATTGATGGAATAGATGATCAAGTTTATAGAGTCACACAAATTACAAACTTAACAGGTAGTGAACCAAATCTAACTGCAACATTTAGAATTTCACCAAGTTTAAGAGCACAAGAATCACCTGACCACGAAACAGTATTCACTATAAGACAACTTTACAGTCAAGTACGTTTAACAGGTCATGATTTCTTAGACATAGGTACAGGTGGAGTAACAACAACCAATTATCCAGAACTTTACACTAACAAAGGATTCACTGAAGGTTATGAAGCACAACCTAATAGAGAAGTTAAAGAAGGCGGTGGTGGTAGAGTATTCTACACTTCAACTGACCAAGATGGTAACTTCCGTGTTGGTGAATTATTTGAAGTTGAACAGGCAACTGGTATTGTAACACTAAACGCAGACTTATTCAATCTAGCAGGATTGTCTGAGTTAAGTTTAGGTGGTGTTGTATTGGGTGGTACTGAGGTTGTAATTAGAGAATTCAGTACAGATCCAACAATGGCGGCAAATTCAGACAATATTGTGCCTACACAAAAAGCAATAGTGTCATACATCAACTCTAGGGTATCTGGAGGTGGTTCAAATCTTAACGTTTCGCGTGTAAGAGCTGGTTCAGTTAGAATTGAAACTAACCAAATCTTCAACGAAGCAGACCCAGTGAACGGAACAATAACTTTCCCTGTAACTGTGTTTATGAACAAAGGAATAAGTGGTAGTTTATTGGCACTTTCTTACTTCACAGGAGGTACAGCAAGTGTGAATTTGGATGAAGGAGACGCAGTATCCACTATCGACAGTTCCAATGGATATGGAAATTAATAAAATGCTAAATAACACTAATACGGAGTTAAATTAATCAATGGCTGAGTTTAAATTAGGTAGAATACGTTTTGTTTGGAAAGGTGCTTGGTTCACCGGTAATGAATATTTCATCGACGATGTAGTAAGATACGGTGGTAGAACATATATCGGTATCAAAGGACACACCGCATCTAGCGATTTCCAGGCAGATTTAACTGCCAACTATTGGGCATTGATGTCAGATGGTCAAGAATGGAAAGGTGATTGGAATGTTAACATCACTTATAAACCAAATGACGTTGTAAAATATGGTGGTTACATTTATCTTTGTAACACAGGACACACTTCTGCAGAATTAGTTGCAGATGGATTAGAAGCAGATCAATCTAAATGGGATTTATTTTCAGAAGGTTTCAATTATTTAGGTAATTGGGGAACATCAACAAGATATAAAATTAATGATTTAGTAAAATATGGTGAATCAGTTTACCTATGTGTTACTCAACACACTTCATCAGCAACAGCGGCTGGTGGTTTAGAAGGTGATGATGGTGCAGGTAATCAAACTGATTTAGCAAAATGGGAATTGTTTGCAAAAGGTTTCGGATGGAACAATGCATGGCAAACTTCAACAAGATACAAACCAAATGACACAGTTAGATACGGTGGACAAGTTTATATTTGTATAACTGGACACACTTCTGCCGCAACAACTACATTAGGTTTAGAAAACGATCAAGCAAAATGGCAATACGTTCACAAAGGTATTGAATATTTAGGTGACTGGACAGGAACAACAAGATACAAAGTTAACGACCTTGTAAAATATGGTGGTAACATTTGGATTTGTACAGCACACCACACATCAACAAGTTCATTAGCAACTGACGAAGCAAACTGGTCAATTTTTGTACCAGGTTTAGAATTTGAAGATTCATGGAGTTCAGCAACACAATACCAACCAGGTGACTTTAGTACATACGGTGGATATTCTTATGTTGCAAAAACAAACAACCTAAACAAACAACCAAGTCAATATCCAGCAGACTGGGATTTATTTGTAACAGGATTTAGTTTAAAAGGTGACTATGATAATGCAACGGCTTACAAAACAGGTGACGTTGTAAGAGTTGGTGGTTTCACATATTTAAATATTGAAGATTCAACAGGAAATAGACCACCTAATGTAACTTACTGGAATAAACTTAACGAAGGTTTATACTGGAAAGGTGCATGGTCAAACGCAGTTTACTATGACAAAGGCGATATTGTAAGAGGAACAATTAACACAGACACTTCTTATATTTGTATTCAATCACACACATCTAACAATGTTGGTCCAAGCACAATTAACCAACCAGATGCGGCTCCAGGAGCAGGTGTTGATTCAGGATCTTACTGGCAATTATTATCAGGTGGTCCAGAAAATGATGTAATATCAGCACAAGGTGATTTATTAATTTATGGTCCTTCAGGTCCAACTAGATTGCCAATCGGAAGAGCAGGTCAATCTTTAGTTGTAAACAACGCAGGTAACTTACCTGAATGGGGTTACGTTGGACAAGTAGATCAAGTTTATTATGTTGCACCAAATGGTGAAGACATTGCGGCGCCAGATGCTGGTGTAACATTGGATAGACCATGGAAGAGTGTAAGATATGGATTGTTTAATATTGAAAAAGGTCCAAGATTTCCTTTCAGCACATACTTGTTAGAAAGAAACAAACAGTTTATACAAGATGAAACTATTGCTTGGATTAATGATCAGATTGCAAACAATACTCCACCATTTACAAATGCATTTACATACAACGCAACTAAATGTAGAAGAGATATTGGATTATTAATTGATGCAACATTGTGGGACATGAGACATGGCGGCAATGAAAGATCAAGAAAAGCGGCTTTACAATACTTTACACCAGCAGGTGCTTCATACGTAACAGGACAAGAGGCTGAAACTGCGGCATCAATTGTAAGAGCAATTTATATTGCACAACAAGTAATTGCTAACAACACAGGTTACACACCAGAACAAAACACAACTCCACAATATTCAGATGTAAGTTACGTTGCGGAAGCAGATGCAGGTACGACTATTGAAACGTACATGAAATATTCATCAGATGCAATAACTGCCGGCAACTCAAACGGCGTTCCAGCATTGAGAATTGCAAATTCAACTTTAAATGTTAAAACTGGAAGATATCAAGAAGTTGGTCCAATGATTATTGATGAATCAGTAGCATTGGTAGGTGATGAATTAAGATCAACAGCAATCAGTCCAGCAGGTTCTATAACTTCAGCAGGTGACACGCAATACAGTTTACAAGGTATTGACAGAATGATTGCAATTATTAGTGATGTTGTACAAAACAACTCAGTTACAGTTACACCATCAGGTGGTGTTATAAGTGTTGACAACGATTCTGGACCGAATTTGAACTACAATGATGGTACAGGTACTGGCGTTGCTTCTACAACTACAGGTAACGGTGTAGGTGCAACATTTAATATTACAGTTGCTTCTTTCTCTGTAACAGCAATTACAGTAAACAATCCAGGACAAGGGTACGCATCAGATGATAGAATTACAATTCCAGCAAACACAGTGATAATTGGTGGAAGTGGAAACACAACACTTGGTGCAGATTTCAGTTTTGATGCAAATGAAGTAACAAGTGGAAACACAATTACACAAAATACAAGTAATCCAGCAGGTTCGGCGGCGGCAGGTGCTCGTTCAGTTGTGATTGCAACAGACATAAAAGAATACATTGACTTTAAAATTAACGCAAACGGTTCTGAACCAACAATGGCAGGTTCAAACATTCCTGAAAATGATGCAGGATACACAGATGCACGTGGAAGATTGTTAGCAAACAGAGAATTTATTGCTAAAGAAGCCGCAGAATTTGTGAAAAGAGCGAATCCAGGTGTAAGTTTCAGTCAAACTGCTTGTGAAAGAGATGTTAAAGAGTATGTAGACGCAATTATATTTGATCTAGAATACACAGGAAATTACAGAGCATTGAGATCAGGTGAATGGTATGTAAACAGTGTTCAAGGTTCTACAACAAAAGATATGTTCTACATGAGAAACGGTTCAGGTTTAAGAAACTGTACACTAACAGGATTATCGGGTTCATTAGGTTCAGCAAATGCTTACGGCACAAAACGTCCAACAGCAGGTGCGTTTGTATCGCTTGATCCAGGATTTGGTCCATTAGACTACAAGGCATGGATTGCAACAACAACTGCTGGTACAGGACAATTTACACCAACTAATGGTACATATGATCCTGCAACAGGAACAACTGTGTTAACAATTGGTTCACACCAATTACAAGCGGGTGACACTGTAAGATTAACAACAGCAAGTTTAACTTTTGAATGTTCTCAGGACAATTATCAAACTCAACACGCATATCCAAGAGCAACAGACCCAGCGGCTGGTAAAGAATTATTAGTAGAAGCAGTTACTCCAACAACAATTACAATTAATGTTGGTGCAAGTGGCGGTGGAGATCAATATGTACACAGATGGGTAAGTGCATCTGCAAACGCTGTACAAGAAGAAACTATAAACAGATTTGGTGGTAAATCACCATACGTACAAAACGTATCTAACTTTGGTGTAGGAGCAACAGGTTTAAAAATTGATGGAGATTTACACGCAGGTGGTAATGATTCAATTGTTGCAAACGACTTTACACAAATTATTTCCGATGGTATTGGTGCATGGGTAACAAACTTAGGTAGATCAGAACTTGTATCTGTGTTTGCTTACTATAATCACATTGGATACCTTGCAGAAACAGGTGGAAAAATACGTGCTACAAACGGTAACAACTCTTATGGAGATTTTGGTTCTGTTGCAGAAGGTGTTGATCCAACAGAAGTTCCTGTAACAGGTAGAGTTGACAACAGATCAACAGATGCTTTAGTAGAAAGAGTGTTCACAGATGGTGATCAAATACTTGCATTAGAATACAGCAACGCAGGTAGAGAATACTCAAATGCTAACATATCTATTGTTGGTACTGGTTATGGTTTATCTGGTGTTACTGCAACATACAACACAGGTGGAATATACAAAATTAGATTAACAGAAACAATTACTACTCCAGAATCAAACTTAGGTGGTAAAGGTTATGTAACAGCAACAAACGCCGCACAAACAGGTGACTTAACTTCTATTACAATAGCAGTAACAGACACAAATCCTTCAAGTGCATACATTGGAATGGCAGTATGGATGGTAGAAGGTCTAGGTGCAGGTCAATTTGGATACATTGACACATACAACGCGGCTTCAAAAGTTGCAACTGTTAGAAAATATTCAGATGGTACTCCAGGTTGGGATCACTTATTAGGTGATTCTTCTGTAAGTTCATACTTAGATGCAACTTCAATCTACGTGATTGAACCAAGAGTATCTATTCCTGCTCCGCAAAATGATGGATCTACTCCACCAAGAAATGCAATAGCAAGAGCGATTGTAACAGCGGAACAAGTTTCATCAATAAGAATTTTAGATTGTGGTGCTTCTTATACAAGTGCTCCAACTATTACACTTGTTGATCCTAACAACACAACAGACGCTCCAACTCAAGCATATGTTGGTGATGGTGTATTAGGTCAACCTACTTACACTGTAAGAGGATTTGAATTTGAAACAGCAGATGCAACAATTACAGAAACAGGAACAGAGGCAACTGTAAGTGGTGTAACTCAAGCAAATCCGGCAGTAGTAACAACTTCTGCGGCTCATAACTTTAACAACAACGATAAAGTTGTGTTTACAGATGTTGGTGGAATGATTGAATTAAACACAGGTGTATACTACTATGTAAAAGTTTTAACTACTGATACATTTGAAATTTACAGAGATTATCAATTAACTCAAGCGATAGATTCAACAAACTTTACTGCTTACTCAGTAAGTAACGGTAAAGCAACTACATTTGGTGGATTTAGAGATGAATATCAATCAGGAAAATACATACAGGTTGAAAATTTAACGGACCTTCCAAGAGCAGGATCAAACATTGAGTTTGGACACCTACCAGGAACGTTCTTCAAACTTGTTGCTGTTAACCAACAGTTAGGTACTCAAGCACCTTACACAGGATTGTTACAAATATCTCCAGACTTAAAAGTTTCTGAAGCACCAGAACATGGTCAATCACTTGAAATGAGAATTAGATATTCTCAAGTTAGATTAACAGGTCATGATTTCCTAGACATTGGAACAGGTAATCAGACAAATACAAATTATCCAGGAATACCATTAAATGATCCAGACCCAACAAAAGAAACTGTTGAGTCAAATGGTGGTAGAGTATTCTTTACATCAACTGACCAAGACGGTAACTTTAGAGTTGGTGACTTGTTCTCAGTAGAACAGGCAACTGGTATTGCAACATTGAATGCAGATGCATTTAATATTTCTGGATTACAAGAGTTACAGTTGGGTGATTTAGCATTAGGTGGAACAAGTGCATCTATTAATGAATTCTCAACTGATGGTACAATGTCCGCGAACAGCGATGCAATAGTACCAACTCAGAGGGCAATAAGAACTTATATCGCTTCACAAATTGGTGGTGGTGCAAGTTCTTTGAACGTCAACTTGATTGTCGCAGGTTTCGTAGTAGTTACTGGGCAGACAATATCAACAACAACTGATACAGGTATTAACTTTAATTCTACTGTTAACTTCAATAAAGGAGTTAGTGGTGTACCTGTAGCAATGAACTACTTAATACATAGTTAAAGGAGGAAAATATGGCTTCAGGAAGACTTGGTACTGCAAACTTAACTGCCGCTACTAATACATCTGTATATACTGTGCCCGCTGATACATTTACTGTCGCTACGATATCTATCTGTAACAGAGGAAATCAGGCTATCACAGTGCAAATGGCTGTGGCTGACTCGGCAACTCCGAATGCTTCAGAATACATAGAGTATGAAACAGAGGTTTTATCTCATGGTGTTTTGGAAAGAACGGGTGTTGTGATGAGTGCAGGTCAGATATTGGTGGTATACGCCAGTGCGGCAAACGTAAGTGCTGTTGTTATGGGCATTGAAACGTCAACAGCGTAGTAAATTAACAAAAATGAATAAATAACATTGAAAAAGGAAACAAAACAATGGGAAGATACATATCAACAACTGGAACAGCAGGGGTAGTTACTAGAGAAGTAAACAGTACCTTTAATGCAACGGTGAATGATAGAATACTTGCAGACAGTTCGTCAGCAGGTTTTACTATTACTTTACCTGCCAGCACAACATTGTTGTTAAATGATACAATTCAAATCATTGATGCAACATCAAGTGCAGGTACCAATGCTATTACAATAGCAAGAAATGGTGCAAAAATTCAAGGTGCGGCAGAAGATCTAACTTTCGATATCACAGGTGGTATTGTTACAATGATCTACACTGGTACAACTTACGGTTGGATAGTTGGTGCTGTATAATCAGTACTGATTATAATCGTATTAGTAACTAATTTTGTAAAGGAAAAGTAACATGGCAAGTTTAAAGTCGTTATTAGCAACTAAATCAGACGCATTTGCAACGCCTGAAGAAGAACAGAACTTGGAAAAAGGTAGAATTTATACTTACAATCCAGGAACTAACTACTCAAGACTATGGTGTTGTTTTTGTTTCCATCCTGAAGAATCAGGAATTGCAGTCGTAGACATTTGGGGTGCTGGTGGATCAGGCGCAGAAATGTGTTGTTGTGGTTTTGGACTAGCAGGTAACTCAGGCGCATACACTAGAAGAACAGTAGTAATGGCGGCAGGAGATTACATTGAAGGTCGTGTTGGAATTGCTTGTGGTAACTCAGACTCATTATGTTTTAGAGGATGTTCAGAAGCAACCTGTGTAAGATATTGTATATCAGGAATTTGTACGTGTACTTGTACGGAAGGTGGAAGAGGAGGAATTTCTTTCTGTTCTACAAACTCATCATTTTATTGTTGTTACAGAGCAAACGGTTTCTGTTATACTAGAACAGATAACGATAACTGCGGAATAATTTGTAACAAGTGTAATGGTTCTTTCGAAGGAAGATCATTTAATGGTGACATTAACTGTCCAAGTAGAATTTCATGTGTAAGTGCATTTGGATGTTATCCAACTTGTATTTGTATGTTTAACTACCACATACCTACTCCGTATGGACAGTTTTCATTATGTGGTAACAAACCGGTTTTTGCAAACGAAAACAGAACTCAGTCAGCAGATTGGTCAGGTCAAGGTAGACACCAACACGTTGCAACACTAGGATCTGGTAGATGGCCAACAGGAGGAATTCCATTCTCAACTTGTTGGGGTAAATCAGGTGCTTGTAACTGTTACAACAATGAAGGTTGTGTACCAGTTATGCCTTATGGAACTGGCGGTATGGGACCTTTCCCATGTCCAGGTGTAAGGGATCACGCAACAAGAGGCGGACACGGAACTGTTAGAATTAAATTTATAAGGTAAGGATAACGATATGGCAAGTTTAACAACACTACTAAAAAACAAATACTCGTTTTTCGTTGGTAACGAGCAAAACCTTGAAAGAGGTGAAATATATTCTTACTATCCAGGTAACCACTACACGAACTTTAGATGTCACGTGTGTTGGGTTCCACCAAGAGCAGGTTGTGCCAGAATAGAAATTTGGGGTGCAGGCGGTTCAGGTGCAGAGATGTGCTGTTGTGGTGGAGGATTACCAGGAAACCCAGGTGCATATTCAACAAAATGTATAAGAATTGAACAAGCAGATATTGATGCTGGAACAACTTTTGTATGTGGTGTAATTGGTTTTAGTTGTGGTAACGCAAGTGATTTATGTCACAGAGGAAGATCAGAGCCAACACAAATTTGTTGGTTTGGTAACAATGGCGCAGATGGTTGTATGTGTGCTCAAGGTGGTAAAGGTGGATACTCTTATTGTTCAACTGGAACATCATTGTACTGTTGTTTTGTAGCAGGCGGATTCTGCGGAAACAGAGTAGGTAACGATGGTTGTGGAGTTGTATGTAATTACAAAGGTGCCGCTGATACTGATTGGTGTGCTCAAGCATATGGTGGAGATATCAACTGTTATGGTGGTTTCTCTTGTGCAAGATTTGAAAGATGTCAACCAAACTGTAACTGCGGTAAGATAATGATTTTAAGAATACCAGCAGGTATGTGGTCAGAATGTGGTGGAGAGATTCATTACACAGTTGACCAAAATGGTAGAAGATACAGACACTCAGGTGCAGGTGGACACCACGGTGCAACTCACCCATTAAACTTAATGGGAAGAAATCCAACACAAGGAGCGGCTTACACTGCTTGTTGGACAGGAAATACTAGTTGTGGATGTTATGAATGGAATGGTTGTACAGCATTTATGCCAGCAGGTATTCCAGGACAAGGACCAACACCATGTGATGGTGTAAGAGATCACGCACACAGAGGTGGACATGGTATGATTAGAATAAGATTTATAGCGGATGTGGATGAAGATCCAACATACCCAGAATACCAATAGGAGTAAATAAAGTATATGGCAACACTTAAAGGACTTTTAATACAGAGAAATACTGCTGTACCTCAGGAAGAAAACCTAGAAAAAGGTTATATCTGGTCATGGACTCCTGGTTCAGATTTTACAAACTTTTGTAACGGTATATGTTGGACTGCTCCATCAAACGGCGCCGCACTAATTGAGATTTGGGGTGCTGGTGGATCTGGTTCAAGAATGTGTTGTTGTGGTGACGGATTACCAGGAAATGCTGGTGCATACGTTAAAAAATCTATTCAAGTAGAACAAGGTGACACAGTAACTGGTTGTACAGGTATGCCATGTTACGCTCACCCATTATGTTTTTCAGGCTGTTCAAATGCAACAGGAGTTTGTATTGTAACAGCATCAAGCGGCGACTTATGTATGTGTGCTGAAGGTGGAAGAGGTGGTACTTCTTTCTGTAACCCAAACACACACTCACTATACTGTTGTTTCAGAGCAAACGGTTTCTGCGGTACAAGATGTAACGAAAACTATTGTGGAGTGATTTGTAATCACTGCTCAGGAGGCTGGTGTGCATTTGGTTACGGCGGAGATGTATGTTGCTGTGGACAAGTTGGTTGTGTAAGTTTCTTTGGATGTTATCCGCATTGTAAATGTCAATTCCAAAGACACGTACCAACTCCAGCAGGATTATTTGCAGAAGAAGGCGCATTGATTACTTTCCAAACTGAGTCGGATGGAACTCCGATGTCACAATGGTCAGGTAACCAATTATTCCAGTTTTATGCGGCACTAAACTCAACTTCAAGAGCACCTAGAATGGGTACTCCAAACAGTTATTGTTGGAGATCAGATAGGTCTTGTGGTTGTTATGAATCTCAAGGTTGTTCAAACTACCTTCCAGTAGGAACAGGTGGTATTGGACCTAATGCTTGTCCGGATGTTAGAGATCACGGTATAAGAGGTGGATTCGGTGGCGTAAGAATCAAGTTTTTAGCAGATTAATAACGAAATCCGCTAAATAGAAGTATTAAAATATAGGAGCAAAACAAATGGCAATTACAGTAAACTTTGACATACCAATGCCAAACGAGCCATATGTGAACGACTTTAGCGATGGCAACACGCAATCGGCTACATACAAGGGTCCAAGATACTGGAAAGTAGAAAAATCGGATTCCGATGGAACGATTGGTGCCGTAATTGCTGATGGCGACACAGAAGCAGAGTTGGATAATGGTATACCAGCAAGAGAAGGAACTTCCTTCCACGTAATAGATGCACAACAAAATCCATTACAAGCGTCGTACATTACAGGATTCTATGAAACAGGTGATGTTGCAGACTACGAAGAAGACATCGGAACAACTGATGCAGAAGGAAATGCAGAAACATGGACGTATTATTGGAACGATAATACAGGATGTATATCTCAAATATACTTACATGGTACATTGAAGTTTGATGGTACAAACTACACAGGTCCTGATTTCAGAGCTCATGCAATAGCGGAAGATTCTTTTAACAGCACATTTGCTAATCAAAAAGCAATCATCCAAGCAGAAATTGACAGCGGTAATCACCCTGCAGAAAAAGTAACAGAACTTAACGCCTACATTACATGGTTGGATAATGCACCAACAAAATATGCAGGTGTAAAACACTGGAAAATCCCTTTTCCAGCATTCCCAGAACTTTAAGATCCAAGAATCATTCATGTAACTGTGTGTTATCGATACATACAGTTACATGAACACTCAAACTAAAAGATCCAAAGCAATATTTCTAAACGGTGGCATAGGAAGAATTCTATGTGCAATTCCGGCAATAGAAAAATATCAAAAAGAATCAGGTGACGAAGATTTTATCGTTGTCATCGAAGGAAAATGTAACATATTAGATGGGCATCCAACATTGGATAGTAAAGCCTACGATATGTATCACAAAAATTTATTCCATACACACATTAAAAAGAGAGATATTATAAGTCCTGAACCTTATAGAGTATACGAATATTTTTCTCAACAATGTAACTTATCTCAAGCATTTGATATTATATTAAATGACAAAGGTATTAGAGAGTTAGATAAACCTAAACTTTATCTTTCTAAAGAAGAAAAATTAAAAGCAACAGAAATTTTAAAAGAATGCAAAGAAAAAATTAAAGCAGACAAGTATGTTATATTTCAACCTTTTGGAAGAGCAATAAAACAAATAGATTCTAGTTTTGTTGATCCAAGTAACAGAAGTATTGAGTACACAAATTTTAAGAATATTATTAGAAAATTACACAAAGAAAAGGTTGGTGTAATTGTTATGAGCGATTTTGGGATAGAACTTAAAAAAGAAAATTTTGAAATGGACGTCGCACAGCCTGAAAATATAGATTTAAGAATATGGGCGGCAATTATTGAACAAGTTGATCATTTTGTTGGTTGTGATTCTGTTGGACAACACTTTGCTTACAGTTTAGGCACTCCGTCAACAGTAATAACAGGAGCAACATTTCCAGAAAACACAACATATCCAGATAAAGAAGGTGTAAACATAGTTGATCTTGGACAAAATGATAGACAGTATGACCCTATTAGAATTACTTTCGACGAAAGAATTAGTCGAGTTAATGAAAACCTAATGTTTATGACTCCAGAAATAGAAGACTATGTTATAGACACAATAATGGGAAGGCAAACTGATGAGTAAGAAAACAGGATACATAGCCGCAATAGCCAGAGGACACAATTCCGGTGTATGTTTGTTAAAAGATGGTAAAATAGTTTTTTCTATTGAAGAAGAAAGATTGAGTCGAGTAAAATACGATGGTGGTCCATATGCTTCAATGGTAAAAATATTAGAATACACAGATAAAATTGATTATCTAGTTATTGCACATACGCAGTCATTGAAAGATAGAAGCACAGGTAGAGTAGATTATAATGGTGATGATGTTTACACAGGACTAGCAAGAAAATTAGGATTAATAGATAAGAGAGGCACAGCAAAATCTCCAGATCACCCACAAGTAATTGACCTTTCACATATACACCACAAACTACACGCCGCTTTGGCTTTTTATAGATCAGGTTGGGACGATGCCGCGGCACTTATTGTTGACGGTGCTGGAACTTTTATTCCTGCAACTCACAGTGCAGGTCATCAGATGACTGTGTTTGAAACAGAAACAATTTTTGATTGTGCTTATCCTAACGATTTTATAACAAAATATAAACACTATGGAACAAGTGAAAATTG